GCGCACATGAAGGCCGGTTCTTTAACCGGCCTTTCTATTGGTTACATGCTGAAAGACTGGGAATACGACAGGGCAAAAGAAGCGTTTGTACTGAAAGAAATTGATTTATGGGAAGTCAGCCCCGTTACCTTTCCATCCAACGACGAAGCCCGGATCAGTGATGTTAAAAATGCGCTGGCCTGTGGCGAAATTCCGACCCAAAAAAGTATTGAAAGAGTCCTGCGCGACGCCGGACTTTCCCGCACCCAGGCTAAAGCATTTATGTCAAAGGGATACAGTGCCATTCAGTGTGACGCTGATTTGGCAGCGGGTTTAAATGCGCTGAAATCATTAAGTTTTTAACCGGAGATTATAAAATGGCAGTAGAAATTAAAGATGTTGAAGAAGTCGCGCAGGAATTACAGTCCAAATTCGACGCGTTTAAAGAGAAAAATGATAAACGGCTGGAGGCGGTGGAACAGGAAAAAGCCAAGCTGGCCGGGGAAGTTAATACCCTCAACGGCAAGCTGTCGGAGTTGGAAGCGCTGAAATCTGCACTTGAAGATGAACTGAAGGTAATCAAGCGTCCGGCAGGTGGCACACGGAGCCGCGAGGCAACCGAGCATAAAGCCGCCTTTATGGACTTTATCCGCAAAGGGAAAGAAGACGGCCTTGGCGAACTGGAACAGAAAGCGCTGCAGGTTGGGGTTAATGAAGATGGCGGTTATGCCGTTCCTGAAGAACTGGATCGCTCACTGCTTAATCTGCTGAAAGATGCGGTGGTGATGCGCCAGGAAGCCAATGTGATGACCGTTGGCGGCTCCACTTACACCAAGCTGGTTAATCTGGGCGGCACATCATCCGGCTGGGTGGGTGAAACTGACGCCCGACAAGCAACAGACACATCAAAACTTACGGCGCTAACCCCATTCATGGGGGAAATTTACGGATTCCCGCAGGCGACGCAGAAGATGTTAGATGATGTATTTTTTGATGCTGAAGACTGGATCAACAATGAGCTGGCGACTGAATTTGCAGAGCAGGAAGAAATCGCCTTTACATCCGGCAGCGGAGAAAATAAACCTAAAGGGTTTATGGCTTATGAATCCACTGACGAGGATGATAAAACCCGCGCTTTCGGAAAACTTCAGCATATTCTTTCCGGCGCGGCAGCGGGCGTTACCGCTGATGCAATCATTCAACTGGTTTATACCCTGCGTAAAGTTCACCGCACAGGAGCCAGGTTTATGATGAACAACAACTCGCTGTTTTCTATCCGTATTCTGAAGGATTCCGAGGGGAATTATCTCTGGCGTCCGGGTATTGAACTGGGCCAGCCGTCCACACTGGCAGGCTATGGCATCGCTGAAAATGAGCAGATGCCAGACATTGCCGCCGATGCAAAAGCTATCGCTTTTGGTAACTTTAAACGCGGTTATACCATCGTGGATCGCATCGGTACACGTATTTTGCGTGATCCGTACACCAATAAACCCTACGTTGGTTTTTACACCACTAAACGCGTCGGCGGGTTCCTGGTTGATTCACAGGCCATCAAATTACTGAAAGTGGGCACCGCCGCTTAATTAATAGCGCTTCCTGTGCTGAGGTATCGATATGATTAAATTGACACGTGCGCTTAAATGGTCCCCGGATGGTATGAGGGTGGAGACAGTCGAAGCCGGAGAATATGATCAATTACCTGATCGCGCCGTGGAAATCGCCGCGCAATTGGGTATTCTGGCGAATGATACTGTTGATGAATCGGAAATTAAACCGGAGGCAGAAAAGGAAATTACAGAGGCTAAAGAGGTAATTTCTGAAGAGCCGGAAAAACCAACATCTAAAGCGAAAAAATAACCCTCCCCGGAGGGTTTTTTACTGGGTGCTGATAATGATCCTGACGACTAAAGAGATTAAACAACAATTAAAAATGGATGAGGATTATTCCCTTGAGGATGACTGGATAGAAAGAGCAGCATTAGCGGCGGAGGCCAGAGCAGCTACTTTTTTAAATTGCCCTCTTTATGCAAATGAAAGTGATATTCCCGAAGAGGACACGCGGGGAATGGTTATCCCTTCTGAGGTGCGCCAGGCCATGCTACAGGTTATAACAACCTGGTATTATAACCGTCTGAGTATTTCAGAGGTCGAGAAAACAGAAATTCCAATGAGTTGGAAATTTAATCTTGAACCTCACAGGTTACGCAATATATGAAAGTACGTGCAACTCAAACCAGTGCGACCTGGATTTTTCCCGATCCCGGCGAACTGGATAAAGCCGTTATTTTACGCCAGCGCGTGGATCAGCCCGCATCGGATTACGGCACGGCAGAGGAATATATTAATATAAAAACAGTGTGGGCTAAAATAAGGCAGGTTGGCGCAACAACCCTTCATGAATCCACGCAGACCGATAATAAAATTACTCACTATTTCACCGTGTTTTTTCGTCCTGGTATTACATCGGATTTTGAAATTTTGCACGCCGGTATTGTTTACGCCGTCAGGCGGGCAATGGATCTGAACAATGCCGGGCTTTTCTTGCGGCTCGAATGCGAGGAATTAGGAGCCGAATCTGTAAGCGATGAAATGTATGGCTAAGCCATTATTGCATATTGATTTTAATCAGCCGCGTGATTTGGTATTCAACCGCGCCAGAATGCGTAAAGCGTTTGTGAAAATCGGGCAGGTTCACATGCGCGACGCGCGACGGCTGGTCATGAAACGTGGCAAATCATCACCTGGTGAAAACCCGTCGTACAGAACTGGCAAACTGGCCCGCTCAATCGGTTATTACGTTCCCCGCGCATCGTCCCGCCGCGCCGGTTTAATGGTCCGCATTGCCCCCAACCAGAAAAAAGGCGAAGGGAACAGGCTGATAACCGGTGATTTTTATCCTGCGTTTCTGTTTTACGGTGTGAAGCGTGGCGCAAAACGTAAAAAAAACCATCACAAAGGCAAGTCAGGCGGCAGCGGCTGGCGCGTGGCTCCACGTAATAATTACATGACTGATGTTCTGGAAATGCGGCGCGGCTGGACAAAATACATTTTATTACGCGCATTGCGTACATCACTACGTCCCGAAAGGAAAAAGAAATAATGAAATTATCAAACGTTATCGCCGCGCTGCGGACCCGCTGCCCTTCATTTGAAGGACGGATCGCAGGCGCGGCAGAGTTTAAGGCGCTGTCTGAAAACGGAAAAATGCGGTTACCCGCCGCATATGTCATACCGACTGAGGACGCCGCCGCAGAGCAAAAATCACTGACTGATTACTGGCAGAACGTAACTGAGGGATTTGCAGTTGTTGTCGTGCTCGATAACACCCGCGATCAGCGCGGGCAGGCGGCATCGTATGATGCGGTACACGATATACGGGCAGAACTGTGGAAAGCGTTGTTGGGGTGGCAGCCGGAGGAAAACGGCGGACCCGTCTATTACGCAGGCGGCCAGTTGCTGGATATGGATCGCGCCCGTCTCTATTATCAGTTTGAATTCAGCATGTTACTTGAGATAACAGAAGACGATACCCGGCAGCAACAGGATCTTAACACCCTGGATGAGTTTAGAACGATGGGAATTGATATTGATTTTATTGACCCCGGAGACGGCCCGGACGGCAACATTGAGCACCACCTGGAAATAAACCTCAGCGAGTAAACCCCATGAAAATTAAACCAGTGGCTGGTCGATCAGTACCTGATCCTGCCCGTGGCGATCTGTTGCCTGAATCCGGGCGAAATGTTGATGAAAGCAGTTACTGGCTGCGCCGCCTGGCGTGTGGCGATGTGGCGCGTATCGAAACGAAACAACAGAAAACAACCAAAAAAGGCGGTGAATAATGACTGTCAGTTTCCCAACAATTCCGTCTGATATCCGTGTTCCGCTGTTTTGGGCGGAGATGGATAACAGCGCGGCCAATACCACACAGGACAGCGCCCCGGCGTTGTTATTCGGCTATGCAAATGAATCCGCAACGATTGCCCGCGACGTACTAACAATTATGCCAACCGCATCCCTTGCCGGGCAGCAGTGCGGGCGCGGTAGTATGCTGGCGCGGATGGTTGCGGCGTATCGCAATGTTGATCCGTTCGGCGAGGTCTGGATCGTTCCCGTCACTGAGCCAGCCGGGACAGCCGCAACAGGCACAGTGACTATTGCAGGCACGGCGACGGCATCCGGCACGCTGAATCTGTATGTCGGCAAAGTCAGGGTTCAGTCTGCTGTGACGACCGACGATGACGCCGCGACAGCAGCGGCAGCGCTGGCGGCGGCGGTAAATGAAAATGAAAACGTTGATTTGCCGGTTACCGCGACCGTGGCAGCCGGTGTTATCACGCTCACTGCACGTCACAACGGACTGACCGGAAACGAAATCCCGTTGTGCATCAATTATTACGGCGCTGTGGGTAATGAAACCACACCGGACGGCCTGAATATAACGATTACAGCAATGAGCGGCGGCACGGGTTCGCCTGATCTGACCGGGGCTATTGCTGCCCTGGGTGATGAATCGTTTGATTATATCGGCCTGCCGTTCTGTGATTCCGCGTCACTGTCTGCGATAGCGCTGGAAATGAACGATTCAGCCGGGCGCTGGAGCTATATCAGGCAACTATACGGTCATGTTTATACAGCGAAAAAAGGCACCCTGTCGGAACTGGTGGCATTCGGTGATACGCTGAATAATCAGCATATTACGGTTGCCGGTTATGAGCCTGGCGTACAGACAGCGACGGATGAACTGGTTGCACTGCGCACCGCCCGCAACGCGGTATTTATCCGCAGCGACCCGGCGCGGCCCACACAGACCGGAGAACTGACCGGCGCATTACCGGCCCCGGCGGGGAGCCGTTTTACACTGACAGAACAGCAGTCACTGTTAACGCATGGTATCGCCACGTCTTACACAGAATCCGGCGTTTTGCGTATTCAGCGCGATATCACAACGTATCAGAAAAACAGCTACGGCGTTGCTGATAACAGTTATCTCGACAGCGAAACGATGCACACCAGCGCATACGTGATCCGCTCGCTAAAAAGCGTTATCACCAGCAAATATCCCCGACACAAGCTAGCAGATGATGGCACGCGGTTCGGTCCCGGCCAGGCGATTGTGACCCCGGCAGTAATCAGGGGTGAAATTTGTGCGACATATCGCACACTGGAACGTGCCGGGGTTGTTGAAAATTTCGACCTTTTTAAAAGTCATCTGGTCGTTGAGCGCAACAGCAGCGATTCAAATCGCGTTGATGTGTTGTTCCCGCCGGATTATGTCAATCAGTTGCGTGTGTTCGCGCTGCTGAATCAATTCCGGCTCCAGTACAGTGAGGAAACCGAATAATGACCCGTATTGCAGGAACCTGTTATTTAAAAGTGGATGGTCAGCAGCTATCGCTAACCGGCGGTATTGAAGTGCCGATGAATACCGCGATCCGCGAGGATGTCGTGGGCCTGACCGGAGACGTGGACTACAAAGAGACCTGGCGGGCGCCGTATGTAAAAGGCACGTTTAAAGTTCCGAAAGCGTTTCCGGTTTCCAAAATTACCTCATCTACATCCATGACGATCACGGCAGAACTGGCGAACGGTCAGGTTTATGTGTTGTCGGGCGCCTGGCTCAGCGGCGAGGCTAATCATAATGCTGAAGAGGGGACCGCTGATCTGGAGTTCCACGGCGAAGAAGGGTTTTATCAATGAAAGAGCTAACGCTTTCCCGGCCAGTTATGGCGCACAATGAAAACCTGTACGTCCTAGAAATTCGTGAACCCACTTACGCAGAAGTGGAAACATTGGGTATTCCATTTGGGTACACGGGCAACGGTGATATGAAAGTTGATTCCGGCGCAACGTTAAAATATTTACCCATTCTTGCTGGAATACCCAGATCATCCGCTGAAAAAATGGCGCTGAAAGATATTTTTATGGCGTCAATGTTGATCGTGGGTTTTTTTACGGGGTCGGAGACCCCGGACAACTCAGGCAGCGACTCTATAACACCGCCTGGTTCTGGAAGCTAAGCCCGCCAGATCTGAAACAAAAACGGCTCAGTGAATTTCTGGAACTGGAAGCCGAGGCCGTGCGCATTAATGAGGATTTGAAACGTGGCGGATAGTTTCCAGTTAAAAGCCATCATCACCGCTGTGGATCAGCTATCGGGTCCACTGAAAGGGATGGGGAAAAACCTTAAGGGTTTTCAGAAAGACGCCAAAAACATAATGATTTCAGCGGCGGCGGCTGGTGCGGCCATTAGCGGCATGTTTGCCGTTCCCATTCGCCAGGCGATGGAATTTGAGTCCGTCATGGCAGATGTGAAAAAAGTTGTTGATTTTGACACGCCGCAACAGTTTAAGCAGATGGGAGAGGATGTTCTAAAACTTTCCACCCAATTACCGATGGCCGCCGAGGGGATCGGCCAAATCGTGGCCGCTGGTGGACAGGCGGGGATTGCACGTAACGATCTGATGCAGTTTGCCAGCGACGCGGTAAAAATGGGCGTGGCGTTTGATCAGACAGCGGAGGAATCCGGGCAGATGATGGCGCAGTGGCGTACATCATTTAAATTAACACAAAAAGACGTTGTAGGCCTGGCTGATAAAATTAACTATTTAGGGAATACCGGTCCGGCCAGCGCGGGTAAAATTTCTGATATTGTCACCCGGATCGGCCCGCTGGGTAGCGTAGCGGGTGTGGCATCCGGCGAAATCGCCGCAATGGGGGCGACTATTGCAGGGATGGGGGTAGAGTCGGATATAGCAGCTACGGGTATTAAAAACTTTATGTTAGCGCTGGTGGCGGGTAAATCTGCCACCAAATCACAGAAAAAAGCCTTAAACTTTATAAAGATAGACCCCTCTCAGCTTGCGGCGGATATGCAGAAAGACTCAAACGCCGCAATGTTAAAAGTGCTTGACAGTATGTCAAAAGTACCAAAAGCAAAACAGGCTGCGGTTATGCAGGCACTTTTTGGCAAGGAATCGCTGGCCGCCATTGCCCCGTTGCTGACAAATCTGGATTTATTACGTTCTAATTTTGCGAAAGTTGCCGACACGCAGCGTTACGGCGGCTCAATGCAGAAAGAGTACGAGGCCCGCGCCGCGACAACGGCTAACGCCGTACAGTTGCTGGAAAACCAGTTCAGCGCGGTCAGTATCACGATTGGGGATATGTTTTTACCCGCGATTGTGGAACTTTCCGGGGAAGCCATGCCGCTGATAGAACAGTTCAGGGAATTTGTGAAAGCCAACCCCGAACTGGTCAAAGGCTGGTTTAAATTCGGCCTGGCACTGCTGGGAACAGGAACAGCGGCGGGTGTGGCGGTAAAAGCGTTTAAAACGTTTGATGCTGTTATGAAAATGTCAACGATGGGGAAATTGCTGTCATTAATCGTTATTGTCGGTTCCCTGATTGTCAGTAACTGGGATCAGATTGGTCCGGTAGTTAAATCGGTGTGGCGTGATATTGACGGCATAGCGCAGGCACTGGGCGGCTGGCAGTCCGTGTTAACCGTACTCGCGACGTTTACAGCCGGTACTTTCCTGATGTCAATGACGAAAGGGCTGGGCGGGGCGAATACAGAAGCGGGAAAACTGACAAAAAATCTGAAAGGTCTGGCAAATATAGGCGTTATTACGGTAACTATTTCCGTGCTGTTTGATTTAATGAAACGTCTGGATAATTTGCACAGCGAGGCCGCAAAACAAAACACCGACGTGGGGTCGTTGCTGGTCAGTAAAATGCAGCAGGCAGAATCAGAGCGCGGCTATAGTGGGTTTATCCCGCGCCTGAAAGAAATGTTAAATATTGACGGCTCTCAGAACCGGGCTGGTGTACAGGCCACGCCGTGGGGCGGCATAGGTGGGCCAGCAGAAGTTAAAGTGACTTTTGACAATATGCCGCCTGGAGCGAATGTGACGACGGTTCCAGGTAAAGGTCCAAATGTTGAAACAGATGTCGGATATAACAGATTTAGCGGGAAATTAAATTAGAATACGAGTATTTCATGAGTTAATATAAATATATTCTAATGAAACATGGAGGCGTTATGATATTTATCCGAGGAATAGCAATACTTCTGTCCATTTTTGGCGCTATTTACATTTTAATTATGACGGGGGGCAGGGCAGCGGAAAGTCCTGATCTTATACCCGTTTACATTGCAGGATTGTCTCTGGTTATTATTCCTTATTGCATAACAAGACTAATATCAGATCAAATTGACAGTAAAAAATAAAAATATTAAATGACCTGCTCCGGCAGGTTTTTTTATGCCCGGAGGTTTTAGTGAGTTGGAAAGACAGGCTGCATGATGCGTCATTGCGCGGCGTTGCGTTCAAAGTGGATGAAGAAGAGGCGACGCTGGGGCGGCGCGTACAGGTACATGAGTACCCGTTACGTGATAAACCGTTTGCTGAAGATCTGGGCCGCGCAACGCGACGTTTCAGTGTCCAGGCGTACATTATCGGCGATGATTATGACCTGCAACGCAACCGGCTTATTGAAGCGATTGAGAAACCGGGTTCCTGTACGTTAATCCACCCGTTCTACGGTGAAATGATCGTAACGGTTGATGATGCTGTCCGTATCACACACAGCGCGTCAGAAGGGCGGATGTGTCGCGTCATTTTTAGTTTTATTGAAGCGGGGGAACTGTCATTTCCCACGGCGGGGATCGCAACCGTCACAAAACTGGAAAATTCATGCTCACTTCTTGATGATGCCCTGTCGTCAGTATTTAAAAATTTTGGCATGGACAGTCTCGCGGATTTTATTCAAAACAGCGTTATCAATAATGCCAGTGCAATGTTTGACGTCATAACCGCCGCGTTTCAGTACGTTGATGCCGGTATTTCTGACGCCGCCGCGCTGCTGCAGGGGGATTTGTCCGTGCTGCTGTCTCCGCCGTCCAGCGGATCGACTTTCATCACCAGTTTACAAACGATGTGGCGGGCTGGTACGCGCCTGGCGGGTGACGCATCGGATTTAATCACGATGATCAAGGGGCTGACGGGGGTTACCCTGGAGTCCGGTTTAGCGCCGGTGGGCGTGTGGTCAACTGACAGCAATTCAACGCAGTCACAGACAACACAGAGTAATTATGTGGCTGAAGCGATCAGGGTCAGCGCATTAAGTGAAGCGGCCTATGCTGTGACGAGTTTACCGCAGGTCCGGCAGGTTGTGACTGAATCCCCTGTTACTGTTTCGCATCCGGCAGTCAGTGACATTTTGTCCGATCCCTCGCAAATCGGCGCAACCACATCAACCGGTGCGGGTGAAATTCCATCCTGGGATGAACTGACCGATGTCAGAACAACGATTAATAATGCGATTGATCGTGAACTGGAACGCGTGACCGACGATCAGTTATTTCTCGTTTTGCGCCATGTCAGGACGGACGTCAACAGCGATATCAGCGCCAGGCTCGAACAGACAGCAAAAATGACTGACAGAACGCCGCCTGAAGTGCTGCCCGCGCTGGTACTGGCGGCGGACTGGTACGACGACGCGGGGCGGGCATCGGACATTACGATCAGAAATGGCGTGAGCCATCCCGGTTTTGTGCCGGTTAAATCGCTGAGGGTTCCCGTTCAATGATCAGTAATACCGTGTTACTCAGGGTTAACGGCAGGGAGTGGGGCGGCTGGACCTCTGTCAGAATTTCAGCCGGGATAGAGCGTATCGCCCGTGATTTTAACGTTGAAATTACCCGCGACTGGCCGGGCAATAATGACGATGCAGGACAAAAGGCAAAAATAAAAAACGGTGACAAAGTTGAGGTTTTGATCGGCACTGATCTGGTAATGACGGGCTGGGTTGAAGCTATGCCCGTTCGCTATGATGCCCGCAGCATAACAACGGCAATTGCTGGCCGCAGTAAAACCGCTGACCTGATCGACTGCTCCGCCACGCCCTCACAGTACAGCGGGCGCACCCTGGCGCAAATCGCCGCGCAACTGGCAAAACCCTTTGATATTAACGTAGTGGACAGCGGCGGCACGTCGGCGTTGCAGGGCGTTCAGGCTGAACGCGGTGAGTCGGTAATGGAAGTGCTCAATAAAATGCTGGGTCTCGCGCAGGCGCTGGCATACGACAACGCCGCCGGGGACCTGGTTATAGCCGGAATAGGGACCGGACAGGCAAAGACAGCGCTGGTGCTGGGTGAAAATATTCTGACGTGCGACACAGAGAAAAGCATTCGTGATCGTTTCAGTTCATATCGCGTCTCCGGCCAGCGTGCAGGCAATGATGATGATTTTGGCGAGGCGACAATAACGGCTATTCGTGGGGAAAGCACGGATTCAGGCATCACGCGCTATCGCCCGTTGTTGATCCGCCAGACCGGCAACGCGACAACCGCCACCTGCACAAGTCGCTGTGAGTTTGAGTCCCGCCAGCGTGCGGCCCGCACCGATGAAGTGACGTATACCGTACAGGGCTGGCGGCAGGGGGACGGCTCGCTGTGGCAGCCGAACATGCTGGTTACTGTTTATGACCCGATCAACGGATTTAACAACCGCCAGTTAGTTATTGCCGAAACGACTTACCAGCTTGACGGAAACGGCTCAACAACAGAGTTACGAGTTGGCCCCGCTGATGCGTATCTCCCGGAACCCGCGAAACCGGGTAAGCGGAAAAAAACAACATCTTCAGAGGATGATTTCTGATGCCTAATCCTTTTAGTTCGCTGAGTCGTGGCATTTCTAATCTGCTGTCCCGTGCGGTCGTGCGTGACAGTACCCGCTCGACTAAATGTCAGTCACTGTCTATTGCGATGAATGATGACGAGACAAAGAGCGAAATAGAACATCTGGAACCCTATGGTTTCACCGCCGCGCCGCTGGCCGGAGCGGAGGCAGTGGCCGGATATTTTGACGGCGATAAATCGCACGGCGTGGTGCTGGTGGTCTCAGATCGGCGCTATCGAATAACGGGCCTGGAATCCGGCGAGGTGTGCATTTATACAGATGAGGGCGATAACATCACGCTGAAACGCGGGAAAATCACTGAGATAAACACCGCACAGTTGATTGTTAACGCCACGGATCGGGTCACGATGAATACCCCCTTACTTGAGGTTCCTGACGGGGAAATATCGGACAAAATCAGCACAATGTCACGAATGCGTGAACAGCATAACGCGCACACACACACAGACAGCATGGGCGGCACAACGACCACACCCAATGTTTCGATGGGGGAATAATGATTATTACGATCAACGGCGTTCAGCGTGATGCGTCGTGGCCTGCTGATCCGCTAACCCGTGCTGTAATCATTTCCCTTTTCACCTGGCGTCGGGCGGAATCCGGCGATGATACAGATACAGCGGCGGGCTGGTGGGGCGACACATACCCACCGGTGCAGAATGACCGGATCGGCTCCCGGCTGTATCTGTTGCGCCGCGAAAAACTCACGAATAAAACGCCGGAACAGGCGCGGGCATATATCCGCCAGGCCTTGCAGTGGCTGGTCGATGATGGCGTAGCGGCGCGGGTTGATGTCAGTGCAGAGCGTACAGGAATAACAACGTTATCCGTTTCTGTTGCTGTCAGCAAAACAGACGGCACGACAACAGCAATTTCATTTAATGATTTATGGAGTGAATTAAATGACTGACAGCGGTTTTTCCCGCCAGACTCTCCCGCAGCTAATAACAACAATTCGCAGCGACATATTAACCCGCCTGGCCGCAGATTCGACACTGGCAGAATTACGCCGCACGGATGCGGAAGTCTACGCGCGAGTGCAGGCGGCGGCGGTGCATACGGTCTACGGGTACATTGATTATCTCGCCCGTAACATGCTACCGGATCAGGCTGATGAGGACTGGTTAGAGCGGCACGGCACATTAAAACGCTGTCCGCGCAAATCAGCGACAGCGGCGGCGGGTTTTGTGCGCTGGAGTGGCGCAACAGCCGGCATCACGCTTGCGGCAGGGGTGACTATCCAGCGCGATGATGGCGTGACATTTACCACAACTGAGGCCGCGACGGTGAGTGATGCCGGGATTTTGCGCGTTCCGGTGACGTGTGACGAAACCGGCACAACGGGTAACACTGATGACGGGATCAGTATGCGCCTTGCCAGCCCGGTGACCGGCCTTTCATCGACAGCGGCAGCGGACACGATCACCGGCGGGACCGCTACAGAGGATTTAGAAGAGTGGCGGGCGCGGATCATGGAGCGCTGGTATTACATCCCGCAGAGCGGGGCTGATTCGGATTATGTCCGCTGGGCTAAAGAAGTGTCTGGCGTTAGCCGGGCGTGGACGTACCGGCATTATTCAGGAACTGGAACCGTTGGCGTGATGCTGGCAACAAATGACCCGGAAAATCCCGCCCCGGATCAGAGCATTGTCGATGCCACTCGCGAGTATATTTTACCCCTGGCTCCCGTTGCGGGTGCAGGGCTGTTTGTTTTTGCTGTCACAGAACAGATTATAGATTTGGAAATCGCCATTATTAAAGACACGGAAGCAACCCGCGCATCCGTGATTGCTGAAATTAACGATTTTTTTCTCAGGGATGGCGAACCGGATTCAGTTATGTATAAATCCCGTCTGAGCGAGGCAATAAGTAATGCAACGGGGGAAAATGCTCACGCGTTAATTACCCCGACTGACGATATAACGATAAACCCTTATTCGTTACCGGTGCTCGGTGAAATAACCTGGTCTTCATACCCAATTACAACGGGCTGAATATGACAACACTGAACGACCAATACACACAATTATTATATAAATTATTACCCCGTGGACCCGCCTGGTCTGATGATGATCCATTATTAAACGGGCTGGCCCCGTCACTGGCTGCTGTACATACCCGCGCTGATGATTTAATGACGGAAATCGATCCGTCACAAACTGTTGAACTGATAGATCGTTATGAAACATTATGCGGGTTACCGGATTCGTGCGCCCCGGATGGCGTACAGACAATACAGCAGAGACAGCGGCGACTCGATGCAAAAATAAATATTGCGGGGGGTATTAATGAAAGTTTTTACCGGGCGCAATTAGACGCGCTGGGCTATCCGACAGTTACGATAGAACAGTTTCAGAATCTGGATGAATCGCCCGATCCCGAATGGGGGGAATATTACCGCTACTACTGGCGGGTAAATATTCCGTCTGATGCAACGTATGAATGGCAGACGTGCTCGAGTGAATGTGATTCAGCAATACGAACGTGGGGGGATACGGTGGCAGAGTGCGTAATTGATAAACTCTGTCCGTCTCATACTGTTGTTGTTTTTGCCTACCCCGACGCGGAGGAATAATTAATAATGCACAGAATAGACACATCAACCGCCCAGTCCGATAAATTTGGCACGGGTAAAAACGGTTTTACAGACGGTAATCCAACAACAGGGCGCCGAGCGACTGATTTAAATGCTGACATGTGGGACGCCGTCCAGGAAGAAATCTGTAATACAATTGAAGGGGCGGAAATAGAGCTAAATAAAAGCTCTCACACTCAATTGTTTGAGGCAATTAAAAGCATTATAAATCAAGCTGCATTACTTATTGCAAATAATCTTTCTGATTTAAAAGATAAAGGCGCAGCAAGAAATAACCTGGGGCTGGGAACACTGGCAACAAAAAATAGCCTGAGCTATTCTGATGTTGGTGCATTCCCGGCGGTAGGGGGAACTGTCGGGGCTAATGGTGTAAAAACCCCCGGCCTTTTAGTTAATAATCACACGATGGTCGCTGCCAGCCAGGGGGTTTATACTGCCTGGAATGAAACAAACGGCGGCGGTGAAGGGGTTTTAATCTGTAACAAAGGCACGGGCACCGGCGGTTTTGTATTCAGGACAGTAAACTCAGACAATACAGTTGAGTCAGGGCGCATTACTATCGGTGGGGATGGTGATTTAAATACAACATCCACGATCAGTGAAATGGGGCAGCGCGTTTACAGCCCCAACAATCCCCCTTCCCAGTTGAGCGGTAGTGGATGGTTTAAAGATGTGGCAACTGGTTTTATTATTCAGTGGGGCGGGGCTTATAACAGTTCAACAAATTCAGAGACTCACAACTTTAATATAACGTTTCCTAATGCGTGTGTTGCTGTTGTAGCCACTCTTGGTACTGGGGTAAATAACGGGAATACAGTTTATACCAGCGTTGTAAATACTACTGGTTTTGACTCTAAAACATCGGGAACTATAATGGGATTTAGCTGGATTGCTCTGGGGTATTAAAATGACAGATTATTATTACAGTGCTAAAAATAATGGTTTTTATCCGGGCGATTTAAAGTCAGATTATGAATCATCATTAAATGGCTGGCCTGATGATGCTGTTGTTGTTAGTGAGAGTGACCACAAGAAACTTTTGGATGGTCAGTCCAGCGGGAAAGTAATTTCATCCAATAGTGATGGTTACCCGGTATTATCTGACAGGCCGGAACCGACACAGGAAGAACTGACGGCAGCAGCAGAAATGCAGCGCGATGAATTAAAATCAGAAGCAACAGAAAAAATAATTTTGCTACAGGATGCAGTTGATATTGGTGATGTCAGCGATACAGAAAAAGAATCACTTATAGCGTGGAAAAAATATCGTATTTCGCTGAATCGCCTTGATTTATCTGCCGCTCCTGATATTAACTGGCCCGCAAAACCTGAGTAATAAAAATGGCTGAATTAATTAATATATCCGGTATTTTTACTAACCCGGACAGCTCCCCCGCGTCCGGTGTTGAACTGGTTATCAGCGCATTAACAACGAGTAGCGCGACGTTTCGGCAACGCTCAATAACTGTTGTGACTGATGACGATGGCGCATACAGTTTCAGCCTAGTTCCCGGCACATACCGCGTTACAGCACAATACCCAGATGAAAACCGAACCAGCGTTTTCGGGGATTTGCTGATTGAGACTGGCTGCCCTGATGGCACACTGAATGATTATCTGCAATATGCTGATCCGCAACTGACGAACCCCACCGTTTACGCTGACATTGAGAGAATGCACCGCCAGGCAACCGGCGCGGCCAGCGATACCGCCGCCGCTTTAGAATCATCTGAATCCGCCGCCGCCGCCGCTGCTGCTGCCGCTGAGACAGCAAAAGAACATGCACAGACGGCGGAAGACTCGATCACGATAGTCACAGAGCAGGCCGCCGCCGCCGCCGCTACTATTGTTCAGACTGAAGAAAACGCCGCCGCCGCAGCAGCAGCAGAAGCCGCAGCCGCCGCAGCAGCAGAAGCCGCCGCCACCGCCGCAGCAGCAGCAGAATCAGCGACAGAGAACGATAATACGTTTAGCGATGTTGAATCGGGGCTGAATGCGACAGAATCCGGCGAATTTTTTCGTGTACCCGGCGGGGCGGGTAGTAATGTTGCGTTCACGTATTATCTGAATGACTCAGGAACAGCGGTTGCTGTATCGGAAACAGTTGGACTGGCCGCGATAACTAAAGCTGTTGCTGACGCGGCTGCACTCAATGAGCGCACCGGGGGGCTACAGACACAGGCCGATTCACAACATCCGTTTGAAATCGTTGATTCAGAAGGAAAGGCGGCGTTATGGCTGACGGGAAAAGGGCAGTTAAATGCACCCGGCGGGCTGAGTGTTGCAGAATTTGAGTCAACAACCGTCAGCACTGGAACAGTTGACGCAACAACGATAACGGGTGAAAAACTGGAAACCGACAGTGTATCGACTGGCCGCGTTGATGTCGGGTCTGACGCGCTGGCAGAGCAGATCAATGCAAAATACCTGTTCTCTATAGAGGACAGCGAGGGAAAAGTTGCTTTTGCTCTGCTGGCTGATGGCTCGCTTGAAACCCTTGGATTTCCTCTCGTCGTTCGCCCAGGGTTGCCCGGTAATGATTTTTTCTTCATTGGCGATTCAATCACTGCATTCACGCAGACAACGAGCGGATCGTATAACGACACGAATCGCGATGAAGCCCCCTGTGTTTGCGCGCAGGGCTGGCCGGTATGGGCGCAGTTCCTGAGTAGTGGGCGGGTGAAATTCGCGGGCATATCAGCAACCGGCGGTTATCGCACTGACCAGATTCTGGAAACTCACGTACCCGTAGCTGTGGCCGCCGCCCCGACGTTTTGCGTCGTTTTGGCTGGCAGGAACAATATTGTACAGAGTATCGATTATGAAAAATCCGTCTCCGATCTGACGAAAATCTATAAAACGTTGCGCCAGGCGGGGATTATCCCGGTTTGCTGTGCAATGTCAGCACAGACGGGCAACAGTGACGAAAAAAATATTTTACGCTATAAAATCAATGCGTTTATCCGAGCCTATGCGCAGTTTCACGCGCTGCCGTTTGTTGATTTCCACGCCGCTACAACTGACCCGGCAACTGGGGAGTGGTTCGACGGCTGGAACTATGACGCATCGCACCCAACAGCCGCCGGGGCGCGGGCGATGGGCCAGTGCCTGGTTGATGCCATCACGCCGTGGACGCCGCCCATTTTACCGCCGATCCCCGCCAGCCATACCACGCCGGAAACCAGCCGGAACCTGATCCCAAATCCGCTATTTTTGGAAAATAACGGAACCGATCCTGATGGCTGGTCGGTTGTAACTCAGTCAACGGCGCTAATCACGACACATGATGATGTAAAAGGGGCAGTCTGGCAGTTGTCATTATCCGGCTCAACGCAGGCGCGGCGCTACCTCACGATAGCCGTCACACCAGGCGAACGGCTGGGATTCGGTTTTGTCTGGCGCAGTGATACCGACAGCGCGAACCACATTTATATTGTGTCCGGTGACGATCAGACAGGAAAAACGTATTTAGCGGGGATCAGGCGCTGGGCTAAGGCATCGGACGGATTCGGCACATTTTATAAAGAGTTTATTATTCCTGATGACACTGAAAACATCACAATCGTCATTTCAGCGTCGGGGCTGTCAATCGGGCAAATCGGGCTAACACAAATCACGGAGATTTAAACGTGCGCATTATATTAAATTCAAAAATAGATAACTCAGATTTACCGCAGATTGACCCGTTACGTACCCTCGTTAATGATTATTCACTGGGCGTTTATGGGATGCTGAGCAGTGCTGATGCGGCATTTAACGCCGGGGCGCTGACATTTGCCGGGGAATATAACAGCGAGGGGGCTGTTTTAACGCAGGACTCGACATCTGTTATCACGTTCCCGGTCGCCGAAGTCGAAGAAATGACGATCCTGGTATGCTGGGATTTACATACTCGTACAGACATGAATCAGGTAGCGCTCGGCAATCTCTCCCCGTCATCCGCCCCTTACTCTGGTTTTCGGCATGTTCGCTATACAACAGGCGTTCAGTACACACAGATAGCGACCGGCGCAACGAGTCCCTCTTTAACATTACAGAGCGTTGGATCATTCGGTGCCTGGACAGCCCAGGCATTACAAATCACTAACTCAGTATTCAGGCGGATCACACATGCTGGCGATGTGACAGAGACAGCTCTGTCAGCGCGGGTAATGTCTGATTTGGGGTATTTCTATGCCAATGGTTCGCCGGATTCGCTGGCAACCCCGGCGGGGGGCGGGCAGGAGGGAACGATGGGGCTGGTGGCATTTTACAATAAAATATTTACGACTGATGAGGTTGTCTCAATGCTGGATTCAGTCGCGGAGGTGATGGCCGCAAGGGGTGTGACTATTCCGTAAAGTTGATATAACACCCGGCGCGGTGGCCGGGCTATACTTCTAAGCTGCGGTTTCCAAAATTATTCTAGCTGCTTGCCCGATTGAGTTTACCGAAGTTATGCTAACATCATAGGCATGCGCTAGATCCTGAAGAGCAAGAAAAGCACTATTTATCAATGCAATTTTCTTTTCCGAGTAAGCCGGATCTTCATCTGAAGGACGGAATACAACCATTTCATGCGTGCTTATATCAAACAAGTTGCTGTTTTTCTTAATCATTGATAAATCTGAAATTTTTGCCTTACCATCTTTAACTAACTCATTTAGATTTGATGGTAATAATTTTCCCGTGTTTATTGCTGCGTAATCACTGAGATAAAATATTTTTGCAGGCCTGTGACCGTCGGAAAAAACATACTGCCTGTTAAAAAAAACTTCTCTGTGAATATCTTCTTTTATAACAGCATCAATGAGTTGTGTAGACCAACGGTCTTTTTCTTTTGTTGTGTTTATGCGCTTTGGGGACGACTGTATTTCATCGTCAAGCAATGAGGATAGGCTGGATGATAACGAAACTGCTTGCCTTAAGATGCCCGTAGCGCTAGAAGACGCTGCCTGGCGCGGTTCTCCAACAGATATACCAGTAATCGGAGGCTGCCAACCAGTAAATGATTTATTTTGGTTAAGGTGGCGGCTTAAGCTGGTTGAAATCAGTTCAACCATATTAGTGAAACTAGAAGATTTGAAGCCATACATAGCCTCTATCACTTCCTTCCTAATTGCTGGTTTTACTAAGGCTTCTCCTGTCGATGTGACTGTGGCAACAATGATCACCAACCTCTCTCCTGAGCCAAGCATAGGCTCAAAATATACAGGCATCCAGCTACCGATTGTTGTTGGCATCTGAGGGGCTGTCTTTAAGAGGTGCTCAAGGTTTAGCATCGTAGTTCATCTGTACTTGTTTTGGCTTGATCTGCTCATAGAGTATATCACCAAGCACTACTATTCTAGCGGCGAGGAAAGACAACATCTGATTTTTTGTCTTTTCTTGTATGCTAGAGGATAGCACTACATCAAGGTTTTCAATCGCCCCTGGTCTGCTAGAAACAGACCAAGCTCTGGCTTCGTTTGCTGCCATTTGCACCGCAATCTCGTTTTTCCGATCAAGGACGCTACTTGCAATTTGCAGGAGCTGGTTGGAGTAATATTCAATGCCACTTTGCTCGGGTGACAGCCCTGGGGGTATGGCAGACTCATGATCAATTAAGTAAAAACCATCCCCATTGAACAGTAGATTCCCATTGTGCCTATCATCCATCGCGATCCACTCATCAAAATATGCAGCTTTGCGAAGTAGAGGCCATGACTCCAGTTTTTCAAGAACACTGTTATCTGATGCATCATTGATATATTGCGAAAAACTGGGGTAGGCAGTGTCGACACTTCCGAAAAAAGGCAGGTCATTTTCATCAAAAAGGATTACTGGTTCTGGTATTGGAAGCGCAAGGCATCGACCAAGTGCCGCACAGGTAATCTCTGTGGAAATACTCCTTGAAGAGATTTGTTTTGCAAAAACCACAACCTCTTCGGTATTCCCATTACTAGTAGGAAGTATTGCTACACCTTTTATTGGTCGATGTTGACCTTCTTCAACGATAACTCCACCTGGCAGAAGTCTTCCTATTCTTATCATTGAGTAATCTCCAGAGTTTTAAAAGCAATACCATCCATTCAGCCTTAAACAGCTAGATATCCGCCATCACCCGAACGTCTCTTCTGCCCCCATCAGTCGTACAGCCATCGTCCGGCTTTAGCAGATTCTGCAAACATCCTGACCGTTAGGGGCGGTTTATCCTGCTTCAAGGGACTTTTGCTAAACCATTTTCTGAAAAACCATTGAGTACGCCATGGGTAGTAACTACCCCAGTCAAAATCAGAAACATCAACATGAAAAACATCAGAATATT